GTTGCAGATTACATGGCTGTTATGCCTGGCTTGACGAATAAGTCGGAAGAAGCCGTGAAGAATGCTACGGAAGTTTATGTCCGTAAGTTCGCTCCTTGGAAGAGCCAGAAGAATGTGATCGGCAAGCTGAAGGAACAACTGGCTCTGTATGCCAGCACTCCGAATGCTGAGCAGTTTTCTGATATTCTGGATCTTCTGGTTCGTCGTGCAGATACTTATCTGGCTGCCGATGATCTGGCTGCAATTGCTGGGAATCTGTAATCGCTTTGCCTGGAATGACTCAGTAAGTTAGGCGTAAAAGCACAGTGAGTCTGACACCCCGGAAAGACGGGGACTTATATTGTTGTGCATTGGAACTCTCAGCCGAGGATTCGGGCGAATAGCTCTGACGGAGAGAGTTAAAGCCGTACCAGAACCTTAGTGTATGTCTCTGGAATACTAGTATCGGGCCAGTGTGCAACAATATGAGTATCATCCTCTCATGAGACAGTACGAACCGATTTGGAAAAAACTAAAAGCCATGCCGTTATCTGAAGCCTCTACAAAAGGTGTCTCAGTAACGGCTAATCGTGTTCTACATCCCAGAATTATCAAGGCTGTCGTGAAAGAAAAGTGGATGGATATCGGATACAAATTAGAGATTGAACCAAGAAAGACAATCATCTCTCACACCAGAAAACATGCAGTGCTCACATTCTACTTGCATCTTTCTGTTCCTACAATCGATCATACTTGTGTATAGAAAGGAATCTTCCTCATGTCCCGAACATCTACCTACCATGCACTCTCAGGATATATCCATCGTGATACTGATAAGGCTATTCACTTTGAAGTTCATGAAATCGATGGTGTGCCGGTGGAGGAATCTAAGAAAGAATGGTTCCCGCTTTCTCAGTGCCAGAAGATTACTCGACAAGCAAAGGGATCACAGGAGATGGATAAGATTGAAGTCTCTGCTTGGATTCTGAATGCGAAAGGATATGTATGATGCCCCCATTGATTGTTGAGCTACTCTGGATCTGTCTGGCAATCATCTCACTTTCTACGACTACATTCTTTGTGGTTGCCACAGTAGGAATCTGTCTCGCGCTTTACAAGCAATGGAAAGGATACAAGTGAACATGAATACTCGCTCTCCTAATCTTCCTCCTGTGGCCCTGGAAGATATCTTCGACAAAAGCCCCTCACACGCGGTGCTTGAGTTTTCCAGAGATATAGAATATGCAATTCAAAAGCAAGGCGATGCAGGCATGTCTGCTAATGTCATGTTTACAGTTCTGCATTTCCATGCTGCGAACATGATGACGGATATTCAATACCAAGCAAAGCAGCGAGTAACGGAAAGAGAGCTACAAGAAGCAAAAGCACTAGCAGAATCACAACAATCCGGAGTAGTTGTGTAATGACTGACATTGCATTCATCTTGAAAGAAAAAGTGGCCTCTCTTGAGGCCGCACTTCTTTCTGCGCATCCTACAATGCCTGCACTCCTGAAAGAAATCCATTCCGCTCTGCGTGCGCAACCTGAGAATGTCACACTGATGAGCGAAGAAGAGATCTCTGTGATTGTGCGCGGCCTACAGAAACAGACAGGAACCTATCTTGCAGAGACAGTATCGAAGGGATCGAAGAAGCCTGGAAGTGTGGCCGCTCTGAAAGCTAAGGGTGAAGATGCTTTCTAATCGAGCCCAAAGTTTGTTTGGAATGAAAGTTATCATTGCTCCACAACATCCTAAATATGCACTTCCTCAAGAAGTTATTCCTGGAGTACCTTGGCCGGCGGGTTTCAGAGATGAAATCAATAGCTGGTCAAAACAATTTCTAGGTACTTGGTGCACACTCAAGCGCGGAGAAGTGTTTGTGATGGGGAATACTTTTCAGGTCCATCCGGCTGATTACGAGAAGCTAAAGCATGAAACCCTCAGAGGAAACTCATATTAGGTTAGTTCTCCGTGCAGTCATTCATCTTTATCCATTCAGTAAATTCAAGCTGTTAGCAAATTACCTTAATGTTCAACCAATACCTTATAGCACAAATCAATTTATCCTACATACACCACTCTTTCATCAAATAACTTCATGTCTACCACAGAGTTTAACCTCGACACATTCCTTGATTCTGGTGGAGCTAGCGTCGATGATACGAATGTATCTATCAGCGGAGGAGCAGAGCTATCTTCTGGAGATATTTTCCGCGAGCCAGGTTATGAAGGACAGACTGACTACAGAATTCGCCAACTATCCTATTCCTCTATCAACACGCTCCACTCTTGTCCCCGTAAGTTCCAGCTCTACAAACTGCGAACTACCTACAGAGAAGAAGAGCGAGCCAAGCAAACAATCACATTTGCTTTCGGCCACGTTGTTGGAGAAGCTCTCCAGCTTGCGCTCACCGAAGGTGTAAGTGAAGAGAAGATCGTATTCCAGATGTTCCTTTCCTGGCATACTGATCTCTTTGCAGTAGATGAGAAGGGCAAGAAATCTTTTTGGGATGCAATCATTGCACTCCGCAGATTCCTTTCTCTGCGTGCATCCGGTTTCCTAGATGACTATGAGCTGGTATATTACCAGGGAAAGCCTGCTTGTGAACTCTCTTTCTGTATCAATTTTACTGACGGTTTCCGTTATCGTGGATATGTTGATGCGGTTCTCTCTCACAGAATTACAGGCGCTGTCCTTGTGCTCGAATGTAAGACAACAGGGTCTGCCACAATTAACCCGGCCACGTATAAGAATTCTGCGCAGGCTATTGGTTATTCAATTGTTCTTGATAGCCTCTTCCCTGAGCTATCAAGCTACGATGTTCTTTATCTAGTCTATAAAACAAAGGATCAGGAGTACGTCACATTCCCTTTCACGAAAACATATCTTCAGCGCGCTCTCTGGATTCGTGAACTCATGCTTGACATTGAGATGATAAAGATGTATGAGGCAGCAGGTGTTTATCCTATGCATGGGGAGTCCTGCTTTGATTTCTATCATGAGTGTGAGTACATTAATAGTTGTACTATGAGCACGGAGTATCTCACGAAGCCTGCGACTGAGAAAGATCTGGATATGGTAGAGTATCAGGTCCAGCTATCGCTGGCTGATCTGCTGAATACGCAACTTGAAAAGATTGGAGGCAGCACTGCTGCAAGTGATGAAACTTTCTGAAGTTAAATCTGCAACCTATACACGCGCCCTGATCTTCGGACTTCCAGGATCGGGTAAGTCTACTCTTGCTGGATCACTGGCCCGCGATCATAAACTCTGGTGGTTCTCACTAGATAACGATTCTGATGTTCTCAAGAAGCTTCCTGCTGAGATGCAAGAAAACATTGAGTTCATCGATCTGCCTGACACAGCTTCTTTTCCAGTGGCTTCTCAGACACTTCTGCAAACCTTTAAGAATGGAAAGGGAAAGATCTGTGCTGCTCACGGTATGTTTAATTGTGCTATCTGCAATAAATCTGGTGGCGCTTTCACTGCAATTGACTTCTCTCAGTTTACGAGCAGAGATGTTTGTGTCATTGACACTGGCTCTCAACTTGGTCGCTCTATCCTTGCTCACGTTACAAAGGATGAGTCAGTAGAATACAAGCCTGAACGTGATGACTGGGGAGCACTTCGGAAATACACTGAGTTCTTTGCTTCTCAGTTCCAAGGATTTCGAGGAAATCTAATCGTAATCTGCCATGCAATTGAACATGTGACTACGAATTCCAAAGGAGAAGTTATCTCTTCAAAGCTCATTCCAGATTTCGGTTCCAAGGGAATGGCAATGACGTTCGGGAAAGTTTTCAGCCATGTGATCTACACAGAAGTGAAGAATAAGAAACACCGTGCATATTCTTCCAGCACTCACTCGAATGATTCACTCACGAAGAGTCGCACGGATTTCCGTATCGAAGATCTTCCTGAGCCTGATCTTTCTCCGATCTTTCCTCTTTTTGGAGAGCAACCTACACCCCCCGCAGCAATTACAGGAGCAATCAGCGCAGCAAATACCCCAGCACAGAATGCAGCAACTACTCTTCAAGCACTGAAAGATAAAATGGCAGCACAGAAAGGAACAGCTAAATGAGTATTACTCTAGCAGAAGATGATCAGTTCATTGATATCAGGTCTCTGAGACTCATCGGAGTTCATGGTCACGCAGGTGTAGGTAAAGATACTGCGGTAGACTATCTGAACGAGAAGTATGTGGCAGTCTACGGAGAAAGTTTCGCAGCTCCTTTGAAACGGTGTGCAGCAGAGGCTTTCGGAATTCCTCTTGAGCATTTCAATGATCGAGAACTGAAGGAAGCGCCCAATGGATATTGGGGAGTAAGTCCTCGAAAGATTGCACAGTTTGTAGGCACTGAACTTTTCAGAGATCGTGCTCACGCTTTGCTTGGTGCATACTTCGATACTTTCTGGATTACTCGCTTGGTAGGTAGACTTATCGGAGAACTTCCGCCGCCTGAAGGAGAAGGATACTATGAAATTGGAGATACAATCTGTGTTAGCGATGTTCGCTTTCAGAATGAAGCAGATTGGATTTACTCGAACGGTGGTTGGATCCTTCATATCATTCGTCCTACATTTGAAGGGGCCGTAGGAATTCCTGGGCATTCTTCGGAAGCAGGGCTCACGCTTCCTGATAATGAAAACACTTGGCTCATTCACAACGACTCAACACTGGAGGTATTTCATCAAGCACTAGATTCATTCGCACAGCACATTGGACTTGTACCGAAAGCTGCCGTAGCAGAGGTTCAAGAAACTAATGATCCCTTCCCCCTGTAACCTGTAATGGTTGATTTCTCTAAACATCTCAAGGTAAATCAAATGAACGACACTACTCTCGACGCAATGGACGCACTGTTGGATGGCACGCTGGATGATCTGGCTGACATTCCTGAATTCCGTAACTATCCTATCGGTGTTCACCGTGTGACTATCAATTGGGATCTGAACAAGACCATTCCTGGTGTATTTAAAGTGAAAGATCAGGAATCCAGCGGCCTGAAGACTTTCATCGAACTGTCGATGACTGCTCTGGAAACCATTGAATTGCCTGCCGGTTCTACGGATACTCCGCTGGAAGCTGGCGCGAAAGCTCAATTGCTTTTCGATCTGACCAATGAGTTCGCTCAAGGTAAGTTCAAGGAACTCCTGAAGTCTTTGGCCGCTCACTACGGTGCAAAGAGCAATCGTGAATTGCTGGCGGATTCTCAAGGTGCAGAAGTCGCTGTTGTGATTAAGCATCGCACCAGTAAAGATAAGAGCAAGACTTATATCGATGTTGACACGATGTCTGTGATCTGAACTACAGTTCAGTGATCTAATCACTACCGTGATGATCTAATCCCATGCACCCTTGGACACAATCTGAGGGTGTATTTATTAGATTTCTTATCCCATAATTTCATATGACAAATGCTCTCTTCCTTGGCACAGTAGACGATCAGTCTTATGTGCCCCATCTTAAAGGTATGTTCAACGGCCTGACTACTTATGTAGTTCTAGAACCTTGGGCGTATCTTTCTCAATTGGAGATGTACTGTGCGAAACGTAGCGTCACGAAAGTCGTTTGTACTAATACCAAAATCTTGGCGTGCCTTCTCGCACTCGAAGGGAATGTCAAGTCTGATCCTAGTCTCGCCAAGTATGCGGGCTCCCTCTTTGCATACAAGTCCATCGAGATTGTATTCGTTAGTCCACTCGAACAATTGTTCAGCGTCAGCTACGGTAAATTCCTGGCTGAACGATACATCTCGAAAGTCGCTAAGCAATCAGCGTGGACCGAAGCAACACCTTTTGTGTGGTCACTTCTAAATGCTTCCACAATTGAAGCCTGCTATCAGCGAGCACTAAGTGCATATGCAATCGCAGCGGACATTGAAACATTTAAGTCTCCGCTCTCCATT